ACTAGTGGCGATGTGGCTCTGTTTTTGAGTGCCCCCCTACCCGTCAACGTGCTGAATGTTACCGTTCTCATCAAAAAAGTAATCGTCACCCACTTCTTTAGTGCCATGATGCTCAAGCTGATGGCATCTGAAGCATAAAGCTTCGAGGTTATCGGGATTCAAAGCAACTTCAGGATCCTTGTAATTATCCAAAGTAAGATGCTTCTTGTGGTGCACGTGCTCAGCCACGGACACGATGCCAGCAGCGGCACACCTCTCACAAGTTGGATGCTCACTCAGATACACTTCTCTACACTTGCGCCAGCGTTTTGACGCATAGAATCTCTTTTGTTCTGGTCTTGAATCGTCATAGAAGCTCATAATCGTCTGCACAAAAAAAGCAACCTTGCGGTTGCTTTCCTTGGGAATAATTTTTTACAGGGCTCAACTGAATTTAGAAAAATGATAACTGTACAAGAAGTTTTCTTGTTCTCAATTTTTCTCGATAACATAATATCACGAAAAAACTCCCCTTGAGTATCGCACTTTTATTCAATCTATTTTCTGAGATGCTGCTGCAATCGCTCAGCTCCACGAAATACGGCTCTCTAGCACACCCTGACATACTCTGACACGTATTGAATATTTAAACACTAATATGAACGAATTTCAGCCTTATATACTGCTGCAATCAGCAACAAAAAAGAGCATCCACTCGTTGATGCTCTTCTCTGTATATAAAAAGGAGTCTAATGTTATGAAAACATTTCAAGACACGTTTATATTATCACCTTCGTTCGCCCCTTGTGTATCGCGTTTCATGTACATCCACCAGCTCATAAACATCACATTCAAGTGCTACAGCTATGCGTTCTAAATATTCAAGATTAATTCTCTTCACGCCTTTTTCTATTCCGCTTATTTGTGATGCTGTGCATTTGCACTTCTCAGCCAGATCCTTCTGCGTCATTCCTTTTCTTCTACGTTTCCACTTTATATTCTCGCCAACTCGCTCATAGATCATAATATTATCCCCTTATATTAAAAGACTGTCCAACGTGCTGAATGATATCACTTAGGTAAATTTCATTTTTATAATTCCACTGGTTTATCAGCGCGGACTATTTTATGGACAGTCAATTAATCTCGCTCTTTTCCGCCCAAATTACAGATTCGCTTTCCGCAATATGGACAAAAATGCCAGCGTTTATTGAACGGCACGCGGCAGCCACAGCCACTTATATATCCATTCTTATCTTCGATATAATCACAATATTGTGCTCTATCAGCTATCAATTTATGACCGCATTCTGGACATACAAGTTTATTGTATTTCATTTTTCTCCCCTTTGATTTAGTCTGTTTCCTTTTCGATGAATTTCCATGCTTCTTCGTGATTGAGCCATCCAGCCGGTTCATGTTCGTATACCATAGCTTCAAGCAATCCCAAATTCTGTTCTTTTGTTATACTTGGGAAATTAGCTCCATAATATCCGCCATATGTACCAAAGCCATTTATTACAGATATCTTGTGACCGTTATATTCAAAATGTGTTCGACAGATAAAATCATCGTTATTTATTTCCACCGAATCATCGTACCATTCTATTTTTTTTATCATCGAGAAGCTTTCTAAACTTTTGTATCTCTTCGCATACTTCAATCATTCTGCTGTACTCGCTCCTCTCCTATCAATCTTACACCGAGAACAGCGCAATATATTTTGCCGTTTTGATGAAATTCTATCTGTGTTGATGAGAAGTCGGCTCCTATTCTGTCCATCTCTTCAATCAAGCCATCTATCAATTTCTTTTCGTCATTTGTCATTCTGCTGCACCTTCCCTTCAATGAGCTCTATTATTCTCTTATAAATTCCCTTTGACTTTCGGCCAGCTGCTGCTTCAGCTTGTCGCAAATCTTCGAGCACTTCCATCAGATTCATGTTCAGCTCCTTTTGATCTTCCTGGATTACTGAGTCCAGATCATGATAGAATTCGGCTGAGCACTTTTCTTTGACTACACTGCTGCAACTTTTATCTTTACAGTCGCAGCCATATTTGAAAAAGAATTCTTCTCTTGTCATTTTTTGCCACCTCTTAATCCATCACTGATTAAACATGCGCAAACAACAATAACAATCATCAATACAAAAAATTGTCCATCACTCATTCTCCGAATCCTCTGTCTGTTTGTGTTCGTTTAAATTTATAAATTCGCCCTTCGAATTCACCATGATAGGCTCACGATATACACCTCGGTAAATATCAGGACTAAAGTGTGCCACTGTCCTCTCACCATCATAAAGTCGCACACCATCCTCAGATACCTGGATATCATCAGCTAATACTTTTATAATTTCTTTGGCAAGCAGATTTTGAATTATAACGCAAAATACTTCTTTCACTTCTCTTTCTCCCATAACCACAATACTCCATTAATTTCCTTTACTTCAAACCTTGTATCCCATTCCCTGACATTGACCACAGGACCATTCTTTGCATGGTTTACATCCTCGGTGTGGTGACAGTCAGGATTTGGACAGCCTGGATAATCTAAATTACAGCCTTTTTTTCTTGTCGCAGAGATACATCGCTCTTCTTGGTATTCCCTCGAACATCTTCATTCTCCTCATAAATCGTTGTAATAACACTCTCTAACTGCTCTAACTACGGTCTCAATATCATAATTACCCCATCGTGCTACATCAGCCGCTAATGTACCAATGCATGCAAGCATTTCTATGTTAGTAATATCCTGAGCATCTGTCTCGGTACGAATTCCATCTTCGTCCGATATACTGACAGTGACCTTCAAGTATCCGCCCTTCATTGACTAGTCTCCTTTTGACATTTCTTCGTAGAACTTCAGAAGCGACTTCCTGGTGTTTGGAAAATCATCCACCACTTTCTTCAGCTCCTCTTCTGTGTTTATGCTTCTGAATCCGGAATGAAGGACTTCCTTGCCTTCCGGATCCAATATAATCATTGAGCTTTTACCGTACAGCTTACCAGTGTACCCGTTTTCACTTGTGTAGGTTATCATCCCTTAGCTCCTTTTCATGTTCCTGGATAATCATGTATTCTTTTTCAATTACTTCGTTGATTTTTGCTCGAAGCTCCTCATCCATCTCCAGATCAGCAAGTGCCATCTGAATATTGCCTGGTAATAATTCAAGCATCCATCTGCATCTTGCTTCGATGCAAAACATTTCGAAATCCTCGCGCTCTCTTTTAACGCTCTCGCAAAACAGCTTTATAAATCCCACAAACATAAAGAGCCATACTGCAATCCAGTTTGATGGATTTTGCAAAAATGAATTAATAAGGCTTAAAATCGCAGCGGACAGTGTGAAATACCATGAGCTGCATTTATCCCACAACTTTCCGAGTATCTTAATCATGTCAGCTCTCCTCTAATGGGAATGGAAGCTCATCATTCTGCTGCACCTTTGTACTGTCATATGCATGAATCAATAAATAGCTGATTCCATCTCCGTCTGTATATCCATCAGGCTCAATCTCCTCAACCTGATATTCTTCCATTCCACCATATTCGCAATAGAATTCTTCATTCAAGCCAACGCTGACCACCTGATCTATTCGAATGGCTACCTTAGTCTGTGGGTCTATTTTGCATATTAACTCATCTAGTCTCATTCTTTACCCCTTCCCTCTAAACAATTTAATATAAACATAATCGCCGTACTTGTCGCGCCATGCATAAGCATCGGCCAAGGAATCCACCCACACGTCAATGCTCTGGCCATTCTTGATTGAATCGCCATATCCATCTCCATCGGTATCCATGCCGGCACCAGTATCAAGAACCTCAAACAGTCCCACCAGCTCGCCGACACTTCCATCCTCGTTTACTGCGTTGATTTCTATGGTGCAGCCCTTCCACTCCTTGCACGCAGCCACGATTCCGTAGTGTGTTTTTTTTCCATAAGCCGTTTTTGAATGCTCACAGTAACATGTACACCTGATCTTCACCGGCTCCTCGAAGGGATTCCCCTTCACAGGCTCAATATATGCTTTTCTTGCCTGGCATTCAAAGCTAATTAGCAACAACAGTACACACGCTGCTGCAATCCATCTTTTCATCGCTCTCTCCCTAAAACTTGAAAAGACAATCCTCGCATACATTCATGTGAATGTATTTTGTGGTATCCTTTACCACAATCCGCCTAACTGCTCTTTTCATACAGCCTTTGCATTCGCAAAAACCCAGTAAACCTTTAATTGTCATAACTTCCCCAAGCGCACTTCTGACAGCAATGCGGACATAAGCCCTCACGAACTGTTCTCTTGCACATAAAAGCACGCTCTCTCCTTTTCTTTTCGCGCTTTTCTTCTTCCTTCAGGGCGAAAATCGAAGCTATAAAAGCCACAATACAAATCCCCATTAAAATAAGCGCTAATGTTATCAATCTCATTTAGTCACCATCTTAGCACCGCAGCCGGCACAATAATCGAGCCTGTCACCGCAGAATACCACGCTCTTTCTGTCACAGAATGGACACTGGACCATCTTGTATATTCTTACCATCTCAGTGGCTGCCGCTATCTTTTTCCACTCGCCTTCCTTACGGTCATCCTCATGACCATCTGCAAGATAGATCTGAGTTGCTGCTGATAGCAGCTGCTGCACTTCCAGACCTTCACAGGTCTCACTCATGCCCTTAATAATCTCAGCAAAAAAATTTGAATCAAAATGCTTCATGTCTAACTCCTTTCTGAAGCATTCTCCCTTTTAGCTTTGATTATCTCCCTTATATGGACTTGGCAGTGGAGCCCACGCCAATATTCGCGTGGCTTCAGTGACATATACCACCCAGCCATCGCCCTCAAATTTTCCAAACCCATATGTCTGGCTCACAGTATTCTCATTTTCGCGCTCAGTCCAAACAAGAACAATCTCGCCTTCAGGTGGACTCTTCTCCACCGGAATCCAATCAGAATCTACTAGCTCCACCTTCATCGTGGCCGGTACCACCATAAAGCCATCATCCCACTGTCGCTTCAGGTCATCAGTAAGCACCTTCAGCTGTGCTGGCTTCATAGAACAGTGAGCCGTGATGATTACCTTTTTCATCGACTTTCCTCTAAGCACAGCAAACACTAGCAATCTCCCCTAAATCTCTTTCGACAAAAGATAATAATACTTTCTTCGGCGCTCGTAAAACATTGTACGCTCACACGGGCATCCCATGCACTTCATCTTCTCGAAGGTATTCCCTTCGTAGATCACCGATTTTAGAATATATTCTGCAATATCTCCACCAGCGTCATAAGCTGCATGCTCAACCTTTAACATCTTGTCACGAATTTCTGCTCGCTTGGTCGCAAGCTCCATGGTGGAGTCATCGACTCGTCCTGATCCACCTGGTAATGAATCATAATTCATTGCGCCCACTGAATCTTTAAGCCGATTGTATTCGTCCAGCCACTCAGGATATTTGAGAGAAAACCATTTTGCATAGCCATATTCGAACTTGGAAAGCTTATACTTTCCTGTGTACTCCATCTTTCTCGCCATGTTCCACCGCTTTCTCTACGAACTCAATCAAATCATTGCGCTCAGTGTTTAGCAAATCAACCTGTTCAACGTAGACCTGAATCTGTCTGTTGATGCTTGCTATTCTCTCACGACATAGTCCTAGCACTACCTTTGGCACCTCTTCAGCGCTTGATTGGAAAGAAGCTGACATCACTTTGATAGTCTTTTCTTCAGATTCGTTGCTTAAAGTATCGTCAATACTTTTCAAAGTCTCATCTGCCACGGTCTCAGGCTCCTCTTTTTTAGGTCTTCCTGGACCACGTTTTTCAAACACTGCTACATCTTCGCCAGCATCATGAAGAACCTTCCTGATCTCATTAGCTGTCACGTTGTTCTTGTCTGCGATTTCTTGTATTCGTTTTGCGTTAGGTCGGTCTTTGTAAGCTGCTAAAATCTCCCCTTTCGTCTGAATCATAACTCTACCCCCTAATCAAGTATGTAATTTTTACCGAAAATTTTTAAAAAATCTAAATCCGGATAATTTTTCATGAATGCCTTCTGCGCATCTTGCTTCACCATGGCCGATATCTTTGCATCAGCGTGAACGCTGTTCTTCGACCCAGTGTGATGGTCCTTGCATAGATAAACCATCAGACCATACTCGTCTGACAGTGGTCGCCTTCCTGATCCATAGATACAATGATGCTCTTCCACGTACTTCACAGAATAATCCTGATTTAGCTTCATACACAAATAACAGGTGCCATCCTTCTGCTGCATAATTGATTTCACTTTCGAGCTTCACCGCCTTCCGTCAAATTGTCGGCGCGGTATATCTTGATTGAGCTGTCAGATCTGCGTATCTTGATTTTTGTCTGAGCGGAAATACCAATGTCAATCTTCTTCAGGTCGAGCTCTACCATCTTCGGAACTAATTCGTTCACCAGCTCCTCGACCTTTGGAAAATCATTGTTTAAAAGTGCAAAGGAAATCCCCTTCGACTCTTCAATCATTCCCTTGATTCGCTTTTCGTCCTCAACTCCAGCTCGCCAGATCTTGCCAGCTTCGCAGCGGCACTCAAAGCTCACCTGGTCATTTAATTCTTCATCGGTCATTTCCTCAGCCACTTTCATGAATTTGGTCTGACCGCAGAACTTGCACATTCCAGTCTTTTCGACTAATTTTTCCCCCATCTCGCTCCTTCCTGGTGGAGCTCTAAGCATGACCTTCATTCACAGTAATATAACTCTTCAATCGGTCTGTGGCCACTTTATACATTCGCTCAGGCTCATCTTCTGTCACCCTAATGACAAGCTTGCTATCTCGATATATGCTCAGAATGCAATCGTCAAGCGTATACTTCACGATGTACGTCAAATTATATCTAGCCTTTGCAATTTTAAATAGTCCACAGAATTCATGATACATACTTGCGAGCTCTCCTTGCGCACTCGGCTTTAAGCCAGTTGCGATACCCGTTGAACTCCTTGCATTTGATTATCATTTTCCTTCCGTTAAGCTTTAACAAGATATCTTCCCAAATATCTCGGTTTTTGATTTCCTTCCCCTTTGCATCCTTGAACTCATCAATCTGCCATTTATACGGCCAGCCGTTCGTAAAGGCATTAGCCACGAACTGACAGGTCGTGTGCAAGCAGATTTCATCACATGAACTAAGATAAGCGAGGACACTTTTTATACCATAAAGCACTGCTGCACTCTCAGAGCATCCCTGAACATGGCCGAAAAAACTTTTCGCATTCTCAGGATCATCGACAGTCACGGCAATGCCAACGATACCATCCTTAACCTCATTCCACTGAATCGAGGTCTCAATGTAGACATCAGCTCTCACCCTGAATCACCTTCCAGCTTCTTGGGATTGAACAATACTCTCTCAAGCTCGTCAAAATCATAGTCACGCTGATTAAAATCACTAAATTTTTTCTTGCTTTTTTCACTCGAGTCTGTTACGCGCGCGTTATATATATTATTTTTATTATTATATTTATTATTATGGCGGACATTTTTGTCCGGACCCCCCGGACATTTTTGTCCTACCCCCCGGACATTTTTGTCCGCGGACGGATTCTCCTCTTCTGGCGCTGCTGCACTCAAGTATATTTTGCGATAAATTGTGCCATCTTCATCCTTTGCAGATATCGAGCGAACAATAAACCCTTCTTGCTCCAGATCCTGAAGCCAGCGTCTAACTGTTCTATCATCAACTCCGTATAGCTTTGCAAAATACTTATTATTCGCCCAGCAATATCCTTTAGAATTACATAAAGATGTAATCTCAGCATAAAGCAGCTTTGCATTTGGACACAGCTTCGGATTGTATCTCACATCTGCCGGAATTACGGCATAGTAAGAAGGTTGTGACATAAATATTTAATTCTCCCTTAAAAATTTGGAAAATAACTTGTGAATAAAGTGTGAATTTGTTATGATAATGATGTTCTCGAAACACAAACTATTCAGTTGTGCTGTATAGAGATTTTCCGTTAAATGCTCATGTTTTCATGAGCTTTTTTTATTGAAAAACGCTCCTCTTTCGAGAAGCGTTATAAACGGAAACAGATATTTATCCGATAGTTACATCTTTAACAAAAAAGCCTCTCACACCGTTATTCAATTAATTCCTGTACAAAATTATCTTCCGTTACGGAAATATTAACACAAGAAGCCTTAAAAATCCAAACTATAAAATTGCACAACTTAACAGAGAGAAAATTATAAGATATAACTAATCGGTACAATATGCATCAATCCAAGCACGCAATTGTGCTGAAGGCGAAATATAATGCTCTTTGCAATATTGCAGATATTTCTGTTTACAATCAAGCGGAAGGCTTAAAGATATTCTATCCGGTACCTTCTTGGATTCCAGACCATTGGCGGCCTTAATTACTTCCTGGTCAGCTTCTCGAGCGTCCAGATCTGAGTCATAAATTGATCCCATGTTATTCTCCCATCGTATTTTCTAATAATTCCATAAAGTCAGCCATCGCAAGCGCTGCTTTATGCTTTGGCTTCCAGTCAAGAATTGAAAGCCCCTGAGCTGCTGCGTCAGTGAGCGCAACAGAATTCGGCATGAAAAAAGTCTTATATCCTGGATACCGAATCGAAAACCAGTTGATGAACTCAGCCGTTCCAAGGCAGCGATTCCACCTGTTGAACACGATAATGAATTTTTCTTTATCGAATTCCGATGCAATCTCCATCATGCGCTTTAGTGGTTCCATGTCATACCGATTGCAGTTAGTTGGAATCACCACCACATCAGCTTCACTGATCCATTGTCTCATGTGCTTCTGTAGAGCTCCTGGTGTGTCAATGATGGCCACGTCAGCATCTTCACTTCTCTTCGTCTTATGAATCGCGCCGCCCTGTTGGTCCATATCGTAAAAATCAACCTTCAGCTTTTTCTCGAAGTAAAAAGCAGCCGAATCACTAAGTAAAGTCTTGCCAACTCCACCCTTCTGATTAGCAAATAAAATGTGTTTCATGACAATCTCCTTTCTGCGTAGATTTTACGCAATCTTGCGTATATCATGCGTATAAATTGCGCAAAACCTACGCACTTATACGCAGAAATTACGCATTGCTATTATAACGTTTTTAACACTTTATTCAAACTATTTTAGTATGATAATCAAACCAAGGGAGAACCAGATCAGGAAGGAGTTTAATATGGGATTATTCGGAAATGCTGAAGAAAAAGAAGCTAAAAAAGAAGAAAAAATGAATGCCATTATGGCCAAATACGGACTCGAGAAATTATCACCTGAATATCGTGATAAAGTAAAAGCTATTAATATAGAGCTTGCCGGCATGGGATTACAAGAAGCCGGTATAAAGCTATCAATGGCCAAATCCGAGGACCAGCTTAAAGTTAGTTATCTGCATGCTATTTTTGAACAGAATTGGATAATTATCAGGCTCCTGGATGAGATAGCAAAAAATAAATAAACTTATTTACTTATGCGTAAGACTTACGCAATCTTGCGTATATTCTGCGTAGAACTTACGCAAATATGCGTATAATATACGCAAAATAAAAAAGTGCCCCACCACGCTACCCGTTCAATAGCGCGATGGGGCTTTATCTATGGAGAAAAACATAGATTATCATTTAATAAGCTTGCCCTCTTTTAAGAGTTTAACCAGCTTCAAATTCTGCGCAATGGTGCCACGATATCCTGTGATTCCATTCTTTTCCGCAATTTGTTTTCTATGAGCGAAGCTCGTATCTTTTTCACCTACTGATGTAAGCGCCGATACAATAGAGCTTCCTACGCCTTTATATTTTGGGTAATAATTACCCATAGGCAACTCCTCTATATGTTTCATGTATAAAGGACTATCCTTAATTACGAACATATAAGAGAAGTCCTTCGCACGTTCATCAAAGGGTGATACACAGCCATCCCTGGCAGTGGAACGCATCTCATATACTTTTAGATCATCACCGATATATGCTACATGGCCAGACTTCCACAGGACCATACCTTCTTCAGCAAGAGCCTTCTGAGGTCGAATCAGCATAACAGCTTTTTGTTTTAGCGCTAGACTGTTTATGTTAGGTATACCAAGCGCTGAACACACCAAATAAGAGCAATCCCCAGCAAGATATCCTTTATCAGCATCCTTCATGGCTTCAGCTTTTAAAGCTGCCGTGAACTTACCTGGATATGCTTTTGCAAGCCTTTCGACCAGAGCCATTGTATATCTTTGCCCTTTTCCGCCATAAAGATATCGATGAGTTTTTATTATTTCTTGTGCCTTCCTAGTACCTTCATTTACATTCATAGGAACCCCCTTTCGAGAGCTGACTTCACTTCCTTGCAAGATATTCCTGTAGAGTAGATTTCGCCCTCATCAGATCAGCAGAATACTCATATCCTGAATGCTGACAAAAAGCAATCTCGAAATCGATGAATGCCAGCATACAATTAATGAACACTTCGTTCATCGCCTTTTGCTCTCTAAATCTATCATTTCCTTGCTTTAGAGATTTATCAACCTCTTCCACCTTAACTTCGACCTTTGTAATTCTCTCTTCGAGGTCGTTATGTGGCTTTGCTAAAAAATTTTTAAATAAAAAAAGCATTATGCAAGAATTGCAAAACGCTAAAAAAATCTCAAGCATTAATAATATTTTTTGCATAAGCTATTCCTCTACTTCAGGAAGTCCAGCGAGAGAAGTGGCAATTGATAGAATCGCAGCAACTGCTGACACTGAAAATACAGTCATCCAGTCAACTTGATCCAATCTGACAGCAGATGTACCTACTGCAGCAATAAAAGCCTGAAAAAATGTCCTTACAGCACGTATTGCTGCAGCTTTTAACCATTTATTGTTCATAGCTCTACCCCCTTATCTAAGCATTCTCCAAAAGACCTATTCTGATAGAATTGCTTTCAGCTTCCACATAACCACTTAAAGCCTTAGTTGCGAAGTTGGTTGAACCGTATTCCAACACCACTACACCCTCTGTATCTTCAGTCTGTGCCACATAAGTGGCTTCATCGTAAGACTTTAAGCTTAATAGCTTGATTGCATTAGCGTCGGTAACAGTTTCAATTGTAGGAGTTTTCAGCTCGGCTACTACGATAACATTATTATTGCTCAGCCATGTTGTAACATCATTTAATGAAGTCGCCCCCTCAACTCTTAACATTATGCAAGTATCATTCCATGTCCCTGAATGAGCTAAAGCATATTGATTATATTCATACTTATTCGAATATAATGTATTTTTTGAAACGATAGTTGCAAAACGATTTGAATAGCCATGACTAGGAGTATCATTGTCAGGTGGCTCTTTAAAAGAAAATGCTTTTGCAAAACATTCATGATTATTCGCAGCTATTCCAAACACCCAATTTTCATCTTCAGAACCATCATAAGTCACTTCACCTATTCTTCTAGTAATTTGGTAACCCCCGTCAATTTTCTCTAAGGTATCAGCTACATAATACTTTCCATCCTTTACCAGATTATAATTATCTGTAGAAGTTACTTCGATAGCTCTAAGCACTAAATCCGTTATAATGTCTTTGTACTTATAAGGCTCATAAGTGGTATCTGTAACATCTGCCAATTCAAGTGAATATCTAAAAGTAAAGTTATTAAAAACATTGTCTTTATGATGCTCAAACCATATACCATGGTATGGATAGGTTGCAAAATCATTTTCTGAAATTGTAAATGGCGATGATATTACATCTCCAACCGATACACTCGAAACTGTTTTGTAAACTTTGTCTGTGAATGAGCCATCTGGACTTACATACTGTCTTAAAGCTATTGTGAAGTAAGATGAGTTTTGACCAGTAAATGAACCACCTAAAATCTCAACTCTTAACACATAATTATTTGGTGAAATTTTACTTTTCCCTTGATTTCTGTGAGTATAAAAGAAAAATCCAATTGCTGTACCTGTACCATTTGCTGTAATTGAGTTGTCATCATTGATTGTATATGTAACACCAGTTACTTCTCCATTGCTTGAATAAAAAGGATAAGGAATCAGATTCTTACCTACACACTTTAAATTAGCCTTTGCATTCTTAATTGCTACAGGAACAGAAGGTGTTGGAGTGCCATTCTGTAAGCTCATGCCATACATTTTATCAAGCAATACGCGGCCAATATTAGACTTTGGATTAGCCAAATATGTGCCAGTATTCTCTTTCAATGAATACACATCAGCCACTACATCAGCATAACCAGCTGGTGTGCCAGACATAGCTTCAGCTGCTGCATCTTCAGCCGCTTGCTGAGCATCTTCAGCTGCCTGAAGGGAAGCAAGCGCAGCTTCTGCGTAAGCCTTCGCGCTTTCTGGCGCGGTTGATGCATCATATTCGGCTCTTTTAGCCACTTCGTTAATATCGTAAATAGCATCATGAATCGACTGTCTAACGTCTTTACCATATCGAGCAGACATGATCTGCTGTAAATCTTGCTCTACACTCATGACTCTTCTCCTTCCTCAGCTTCCTGGATCCACTGCTCGCGCTTAACATAATTCAGATTATCATCAAGCAATAGCGCAGTTATTTTCTTAGGACCACCGCCCACACCAGTGAAGCATTCGTAAAACTTTCTGATTGCTGTGTCCTTGTTATCATACGGAGTCAGGCTGCGCTGCTCAGCGCCTTGGGATGTAATCGTTAAGTTTAAAACATACCATCTCATGCTCAGCTCTCCTTTTCTATCGCTTTCGTTATAAAGTCAATGACATCATTCACTTCTTTACTCAAAGCCTTGCCAGCCTTATCATCAGTTAAAACACGCGATATTCTAGCATTAGCTCTGATTGTTTTACCTTCTGAGTCGAATTCGTCGAAAGTTGCGGAAATACGCTGAATTTTGCCATCGCTTGTAATGTTTAGATTCTTAACATTAATCATCTTCAATTTCTCCTTCCATTTTTCCGATTAGCTTCATCATTTCAACAGAAGGAGCATCACAGCGCACTCCTTCATAATCTTTTTGAATTGCTTTGATTTCAAAACCAAATTTCAATTCAGGTGTGCCTTTAACAATAAAATAATCAGGTGTTCTATCGTCTACCCAGATATCACCTTTGCCGTATTTCTGTAAAAATACTTGATAGCATATATCTGTATCAACAGTCTCTTTGAATACATCATCAAAAGCTATTAAACACTCGCCGTTTTCGTCAAGCTGGCCTTCGCCTATATCACCAAAGTATGGTGTTGGAGTCTCGTATGCATTCATTTGAACATGGCCGAAGCTCTTAGTCTTTACTATTCTAGGCTTTGAGCCACCGCAGCCAATGCTTCCAGCTGCATAGATATCTCCATCCGCATAAATACCGCCACCAGATCCTACTCTAGTATTTAAAGCACTAGCGTTTAATGAGCCGTACATTTCAGTATTACAATTTATAGTAAACCAATTCCAAATTACAGTACCGCCGTTGAGCGTAATTCCGTTGCCATCTCTAGCATTCAAATCAGTAACACGTACCGCGCCTGAAGCAAATTCAATATTTGTACAATACACAAATCCGGCATATGTTACATAAAATTTTCCTTCCCATGCATCTGATGTCGAATCTCTTGTATAAACACAAAAAGACCAGTTATGATCTGCATTCACATACTTATAAAGCACTACTTTTCGAGTGCTATCTGAATCATTCGTGCCATTGTACGAAATAATAGCACTATCAGTAATATACCAGCCGCCGACTGTACCTTGTTTCAAAACAATTCCGTCTTTATCCCAGTGGCCAATTTCTTGATTGGATGCATTGACTATCTGAAGAATACCGTCAGTGTTGGAAGCTCCACCAAGCTTTAACGTGCCGCCCTTGATCCTATCAGCATACATCGTGCCAGCAGTGATGAAATCAGCTACAATCGCACCATTCATCGTGATAGCTGTGCCATAAGTCTGGCCACCATCTGAAGAATATCCAAATCCGTTCTGATTCCATCTCCAGATCTTCGTTGGATTGTTGAGAGCATCCTGGATACGAATCTCAATCGGCTGCCCGTCATTGTTACGGACGATAACCACATAGCCACCATCTGCGCCTGTGATTAATGCTGTTGCGTTATCAATGGCAGTTTGAACCATGTTCGAAGTTGGCAGCTCATCAATCTTTCTTTGGATTTCCTCATTGGCAGCTTGTGATTTGGCGCTTAATGAAGTGATTTGCTTAATTCCTAAGGTAATCGTGTCATTCTCAGGATTATTCAGATGAATCTGAAGCTTTGAGAGTATAAAATATCTGTCTAAACCATGTGGAACTGACACTACTCTGATAGAATCCAACAATCTAAATTTATTGAATTCATCAGAAGTCAATCCTAGATCTATGGCCTTCGCCTGGATAACAAGATTCTCAAATTGAATATCTGATAAATACGCCTTGCCCTTTGCTAAAAGCGCCGCTACAGTGGTCACATCATCCCACACAACGACCTTCTCAATATATCCGTAGGCATCCACCGCTGTGCTAGAATATACATAATCAGCACCTGAAGGATGCTCTGAATCAGCCGCTGCGGTCTTGATCGTAAGTCTCTCGTCCAGTCCTGGTATGCTCTGAGTATCCAAAGTCGCACCAAGCGGAATGATTATAGTGGCTATCTCTTCAGTATCGATATTCTGAGATAAATCAAGCAAATTCTCGCCTAAACGAATTACCTGATTGCTCGTCCTTGGACTAGAAGCAAAATAATCAATATAGCGAACACCTTCCACGTGTCTGGTACGAAGGAAGCCGCCAAAATCATCCACCAGATCCTCTTTTATCTCGGTCATGGTGGAATTGTAATTCGTATAACAGTAAATCGAATTAGAATCCGAAATTGTGACCTGTCCGACAGTAAAATGCTTCGTGCTCTCGGTCTGAGCATTATGCTGCGATACATAAGACTCCAGCAATTGTCTCGGAGTTTTATTCTGATAATATGCCGGTCTCAAATTCGAATCATTCAAAAAAGTAAGCTCACCCTCACAGGTGAGCTTTTTCTGCTTCCAAAAATCAATAGTAGAATCAATACATACACCTTCAAAAAGCGGCTCTGTATCATCATCACGATATACGTCAATAAGAGAAGTCCTCTTCTTGATTGTGTTGTAATATGGATGCGTTGGTGGCAGCGTGAACGTGAATGTGCCAGCCTTATTGACTTCCTGGTCAATCTCAGGATTGATAATCGCTAGCTCTTCAATTTCACTTGAGCAGAACAAACTGCCATCAACATAAATCTTATACATTACAATCTAGCTCCTCTATAGTTGATTGTTACTGTTGCCGGACCAGTTATCGTGATTTCATTTTCGCCTGGCTCGAATTCAAACTCATATAAGGTCGTGGTACCCACACCACAAACTACCGACTGACCGTTATATGTGACAGTTACCTGTGCATCTGTAGTAATTGATGCGAAGGTTAGCTGCTCATCAGCTATCAAGGTCACTGTCTCTGATGTTGTGATAACAATATCCATCAATTCGTTTATATAGCCATCTTCGAAGTCAAATGGATCCCATAGCCAATCTTCACCTGAAGAATCAATGCTATATTTGAATGAATCGCAATCGGCTTCAATAACATACTCGCCACCTTTACGATTTTCTTTGAACGAGCTCAAATCAAGGCGGCCATTGTAATAATATGACGGATCGTCATCAAAAATTATATGCAGCTTCTGCCCGTGGAGCTTGTTGGCCACATCAGACATCTTTAGCGTTGGATTTAGTGCTGTGCTATTCATCTTCAGCTTCAGCGTGCGATTGCCATAATAGACCTTACTCGATAAAACGTTTGTCAAATCTAAGTCGCCATTACGCAGTGGAATAGATACAGTCTTTGTCTTTATCGAAGGAAGTCCAATATCCTTAGATTCAAGCGCCAAACCTAAATCTTGCATATAATATTCGCCGATTGTCACATTGTTAAATCTTCCCATCAGATACTCCTCTGGTCATATACATACAATTTTCCAAGTGCGTCATTGTACTGAGATACCGTCTGACCAACAAGTGCACCGGTATCAAGCACAATCTGCTGATTGCCGAGTCCTGGCAACGCTCCAGCAAGATAATTAATTACATCGGCATTATTTGCACTCACTGCAATATTCGACAATGCTGCTATGTGCTCAGCTGTCTGATTAAGCGCCGGATCTAATATATTAAGTGAATTGCTCATGGTATCCGCCAGCAATTCCATGAAGTCGGGCATCCATGTGTTCGCCTGATGAAGCGCTCCTTTTTCCGGTACCGAAAAATGCAAATAGCTTGCGATTGTAGAAGCTACTCCACTCACCGCATCACGTACTGCGCTAATCTTGTCCTTTATTCCCTGGATAAATCCATTAATAAAGTCAGATGCCCACTGCTTTGCATCATTAATCAAATCAATGAAGGTCTGCTTGATTCCCTTTTCCTTCAAGTCGGTAAAAATGCGCTTAACTAGAGCAATCTCAGCCTTAATTATATTGATATAGCCCATGATGAGATTTTGAGCCCATCCTGGTGCTGATTCAAACAGTGAAGTAAATATCGAGGTAATTGTCTCCTTTGCAGCATTGAAAGCGTTAGAAGCATGTTCTTTCATAGAATCCCAAATTTCTGATAAATTTTCTTTAGCTTCCGTCCATTTTTCCGATAACCACTCGGAAATAGCTCCCCAGTTACGAATAATTGCAATCGCACCCACCACAGCAGCCGCCACCGCTGCGATTATTAGAAGCACAGGACCCAAAGCCACAACGATACCAGCAATCGCCGGTATTAAAGTGCTGACTAAAAATGAACCTACTGCCGTAATAACAGTTATAACCGTACCAATAGAGCTTACAATTGTACCGATGAATGATACCACTTTACCGACAATAATAAGCGCCGGACCTAGAGCCGCCACAATTGCCGCTATGGCCACAATCATCTTCTGATGCTCTTCATCCAGACCGTTGAACTTATCGACTAAGGCCTGAACATATCCCACCAGCTGAGTGATATAAGGCATCACAATCTCGCCTATTGTAATCATCAAGCCCTCAACGGCTGATTTTAACAGTGTAATCTGACCATTCAGATTATTAAGCTGAGTGTCTGCCATGTTCTGAGCTGCGCCTTCAGCAAAATCTAAAGCCTGATATACCTCAGTCCATCGCTCGCTTGTTGTGGCCAAAAGCGCATTAACTGATGATAAATCAGTCTTGTTGAACATCTTCGATAAGAGCTCTGTCTTTTCCTGGTCAGATAAGTCTTTCATTGATTCATTTATCTCACCAAAAATGACATCAAGACCTCTCAATTCGCCCTCAGCTGTATACGCATTAATTCCTAATTTATTGAAGGCAGCTATGGCTGCATCTGTAGTCGGATTAAGCGACAGCATGATATTTCTTAAATGAGTACCAGCTTCAGCGCCTTTTATACCATTATCAGCAAGTACACCCAGTACACCGGTCAGCTCTTCAGTACCATATGCCAAATTTTTTGCGGTACCACCGACACTTAGAATCGCTTCACCTAACTGTGAAACGCTTGTATTTGTTTTCGATGAAGCCTTGGCCATCTGGTCAATAAGCTTCCCGGTCTGCTCTAAGCTGAGTCCCAGCGCTGATTGTGAGTCTGTAACCATGTCTGAAGCTGATGCTAGATCCATCCCACCAGCAGCGGCGAGATTAAGAACATTTGGAAGCATCTTCATAGATGTCTCCGCATCATATCCAGCGAGAGCCATATAATTGAGCGCATCAGCAGCTTCAGAAGCAGAAAATGCTGTAGAAGCTCCCATCTCCTGAGCGAAATCTGACAGCTGCTTCATGGTCTTGGCTGCATCAGAAGTCTCATCGTTTAATTCATCAACGGTATATCCCATGGTGGCAGCCACCTGACTCATTGATGAATCAAAATCCGCTGCAGTCTTTACGGCTGCCGTTCCAGCTGCACCGATTGCCGCTGTGACAGGAAGTAATTTCTCTCCAACGTTTGAAATACCGTCCCCGACATTTTTAATCTTTTCCCCGGCAAGTTGGAATTGCGTACCGATTACAGAAGCGGATTCCCTCGCCTGACGCTCCAATTCTTTGAGTTTTTGCTCTGATGCAATAATGTCCCTCTGCAGAGCCATCTGCCCTTCAGTGGCCGCTTCAGTGCCATTTTGCTCGTTCATCTCAGCGAGAGCTTTCTTCTCTTCCTCTATCTTTTTCTTAACATCTGAAATCTCATTTGCAAGCAATGTCTGCTTCTGCTTTAAGAGCTCAGTATTGCCTGGATCCAATTTCAGAAGATTATTTACATCTTTAAGCTGTCTAGCTGTGGCAGATATGGAAGAATTGACTTCTTTTAACGCTTTCTGAAGCCCTGTGGAATCTCCACCAATTTCAATTGTTACACCACGAATTTTCTGCGCCATAATCCACCTCGCTAAAAACTATTAAAATCTTCTTGCGTGGCCACTCTGGTATACTCGGCGCCATCGTTAGAAGATTCAATGAATACATCAAAAACGGCTCCAATTGACAGCCCTTCAAGGTCTGCCAATGTGAAGCCGATTTGCTTGCAACGCAATAAAAACAGAGCTACAGTCGATGGTCGGTCTGTAGCTTCTATTTTTTTTTACGTCCAGATAAAGTTTTCTGATTAATTCCCCAAAGCTCTATAAGCTCCGGAAGAATTTCATAAATAGAAAACATATTGAAATTATCCAGCCACTCTTCAGGTGATGAAGGAAAATCTTCAGGATTCCCCTCGCCTGATCTAGCCATTATATAAGCTATCTTTTCAAAAGACTCAAGAGAACCGATTGAAAACTCATGAGAGCCGTCTTTCTTCTTCTCCTCGTTCTCTTCATAAAGATGCTGCATGTCCTGAAGCATGTCCCTTCTGAACATATTTCTATAATGGATAGGCGTTGCTGCTGTTGCTTTAAATTTGACCTTTTGGCCACTAATATCTATGATTTTCTCCATACAATACTCCTTAGGTCACTGGACTAGATACCGGCTGATGAACAGCTGAATACCATCCTGTGTATGTTGCTGAGCTTGTGTCTACGCAGCGTGCCTTGACCAAATTCTTGCCTGTTGGCTCGTTGTAAATAGACTTGGCTGCGATTGTGATTGTCTCTGTCTCTGGCTCGATTGATGTGTCTGTAGTCTTGCCAGCTACAGAAGGACGTGAAGCTGTACAATTGTAGAAGCAGTGACGTGTTGCTGACTCGTCTCCGTCAAATTCAAATAAAAGAGCGAAGTGAACTGTCGACTGATCAGAAGTCTCAAGCTTCAAATCTCCGTTAGTGATTTCGCCAAGGACATCCTTGCGGAAGTTATCGGGAATCAAAGCGGATTCAAAATCTCCTTCATATCCGTTGTTAGCGAATCCCGTGTAATAATCTGTGTTATCGGCTCTAAACACGATTTTTTCGTCTTGAGCATCAAGTGACAGATTGACAGCACCTGGCCAAGAAACAGGTGTCGCGTAGGTGGCTGTGCCATCATCGCCGATAGTAGCAATCGAGTAGTGAACATTTTTCAGTCCGTACTTTACCTTATTAGCCATTTTGATGATCTCCTTCCTGATTATTTGTTTGAGCCGCTTCAGGTGGCTCGGTAATGACTACTTGCATCGAATACATTGTCTCGTAGACATTTTCGCCATCGATATAAGCGTCATTTTTTGAATAAAAAAATCCGTATTCTGTCAGCTTCGACTCGATAGTGGTCTCAGTATCCAGATCACGGAATGATGAATCATATTCGATTGATAAATTTTGCTTTTTGACGTAATTCGTGTTATCAGCAGCCATGTCATCACGGTCTGGATAATCGAATAAAAGAAATGGAGCTTTTACAACCTTAGCTTCATCGTTGGTATAATACGAATATCCGCATCCGATAGTCTGCGCTATATCTTGCATCATCTCATCAATTTGCTCGTATGTCATTGCTCAAATTTCTCCTTAAAATTCTTCAACAATAGATCATCCAAATTTTCAACCGCCGGCTGCATATGAGGATAGGCCTGAGCCCATCCTTCTCCACCAGTGCCCCACAGGTGTTCAATTCTGTGACCAAACTCGAGTAGATGCACTAACCTGTAACCTGGTGCATCATGATATATGATTACTGATGTGGCAAATCTGCTATCCTTATTTTTTTGGATCCTAAAGCCCTTATAATAATCAGCTGACCAGCCCCAGTGCCTAGCATTTCCTTCAATTCTTTTTTTGACATCTTTCGCGGTCTCCACAACGGCCTCATCGAGAGCATACGTTGCCGAAGCTCCGACTGTATTAATAATGTCCTTCAAAGCATCAGAAAAACCACTTGCTGTCAGCTCGCCACGCTGCTCATTTTTACGCTTCATCAGATTCCCTCACGTTCTTCCACATAAAGCTCCAGATCATCAAGCGATGATTGATAAGTGCGATATATGGCAAATTTCTGACCCTCAAATTCAACAACCTTCTCACCGGAATATTCGCGACTGCGAATAATAAACTTCCACTGTGGCTTGATGCCATTCTGAGAAGCCGCGTTGAATTCTGAACCGGATACAGAAGTCACTCGGCAAAAAATCTCAGTCTTAGACTCGACCTTCACCGGCATGCCATATTTATCCTTAGTTTGGGTATAGCTTATAAGCTTCAAAGTTGAATCTTGCATATTATGAATCTCCCTGGTTTAAATCTTTGATTTTACGAAGTCCAATTCTCTGAAGCACATCCTGGTAACGGCGCTCAGCCTTCTCATCACCATATCCGAAATAAGCCTGACAATATAAAGCCACAGCCTGACATTGTACTTCATCATCAGCCGAAAATGGTGAATCTGTAGCCTGAGTAATATCGGCTTCAGCTGCTGCTATCAGCTGATTCACTTCACTGTCGAATACCGTTGATGTGAGTCGTAATGAAGTTTTGCAATATGTCAAAAGCTCTGAACTAACTGTTGTCATTTCTCTTTCTCCTTCATTTGCTTCATGAAAGCCTCATAAAAGCCTTTAGTGATGATTTGACTGCCACAGTGACCCAGCTGAATCTCTGGATCAGCATAAATCTTATAACCACATTGACGAGCTCTCCAACAAAAAGATAGGTCCTCGCCAACTCTTCCAAGTGGTGAGAACCAGTCTTTATACTGAGCTGCCACGTCAAAAAGCACATCAGAACGCATCAGAACGCACCCAAAGCCGATACCTTCTACCTCGAAAATATCATCCTTAGGATATGAATTGTAATTTTCATAGTTTGCGAAATAATTTTCGTCAATGCTTAATTTTTTAAGTAATACCGGACTGAATGGATGCCTTCTGCGGTAATAAATACCTGATATGATATCCAAATCTCTTTCTTCCATTTTGGCCATCATTCTCTCAAGAGTGTCAGGCTCAAACATCATATCCGAGTCCAGCCACAGTACAAAGTCGGCTTTCATGGAAAGCGCGTGCTTTGCAAGATTATTTCTCGAGTCATAAACTAGAGAGCCAATCTGAAAAGCTACAGCACAATCCCCAACTTTTTTAAGCATTGATAACGACTGCGCAAACACAGCTGGAACGGAATCCATCGAAGGGACAGCTATGAGTACATTCATGATTTATTCTCCTTATTTCTGAATTCTAACGAAAGCATCAGGTCCTACGATTCCAAGACCTACATACATGCGTCCGATTACACCGACAAGATCCTTTGTTGCAAGCTCCTTATCTGTGAATCTGTTGATTGTGATATCCTCGCCGTTAGGGAAGTTTGCAATGGCACCTTCCTCGAAATCACCAACGATCATGTAAGTATCGCCTGTGGTTGCGGCTGTGAATGAAGGAATTGAATTGTTGAACTCAACCTCAAGACCTTCAAATGGATCTACGCTGAATTTGTTTGCATACTGTGCAGCCTTGAAATCTGCATAAGTAAGCTTATTCATAACGATAACAGGATTACGAGCCTGATCTGACAGCATAGCCATAGCCTGAGCTGTAAGGCCAACGCTTACAGTTGTTGCTGTATAAACAGGAAGTCCTACAGCTGTTGTTGTTGAAGCTGTGTCAGCAGCAACAATCTTCGCAAGAAGCTCATCCTCAGCCTTCTTTGCGATGCGGTATGTGAGCTCATCATAAATAAATCTTAGGAACTGCTCACCATCACCAAGGCCGATATCTAAGCTTTCATCTGATACAGATATCCATTTCTTGATTGATGTAGGGAGAATTTCAACTGTACCGAGAACTAACGACTCCTCAGATACTGCATTTCCGCCTTCTGCATGAACTACAGCGCCATCAGCTGAAATCTCAAAACCAACTTTGAGGTTGCCAGCAAGATAAGCCTTGCGGACTCTTCTCATTACACCAGTACGCTCCCATGCGTTCTTAATGAGGTCGTAAACGAATTCAGGAACAGGAACAGTACCGTTTGTTGCATTCTCCGTTAAGAGAGTGCGGCACTCCTTGAACTTGTTATCTGAATTAGCAATTGAACGAGCATATGCATCGATATACTCTGTGGTATTGCGAATTTCTGCATCCTTCATTTTTTCTTCTCCTCTCTTTTCCTCGATTACTGAATCCGCAACATTCGGATTCGCATTAATCTGCTCAGCAGCACGCTCTTCAGCTTCAAGCTTCTCTTTCTTCTCGATGAGAGCCTTGCGCTCTTCAGCGATTTCAGAGAGCTCTTTTTCTCTGGCATCGATTTCGTTCTGCTCAGCGGTCTCAGCAAGTGGTGCAAGACCTTTTCCTCTCTCCTCGTTAGCTTTTAACAGCTCGAGGACTTCCTTCAATTCCTTACTCATGATTAATCTCCTCTAATCTCTGATTAAGTTGTGCCACCTTTACAGCCCTCGCCTTTGCACTCTCCAGCACGCTCCTTGCTTCCTCAAGGCTCTTCTTGCCACTCTCCAGTGACCGAGAAGATATGCTTGTCTGCTCATAAGCTGGCCATGTTACTGCGGAAACCTCAAAGATTTCCGAGATATGAGTAATGGTCCTTTTTGGGTAATCACTATCCAAATCGTCCCATTTATCTCCATCAACTAAAAAAGCGAAGGACATACCTGATATGTCTCCTCGCTTTATTGCTGAATCTAACTCAACCGCCTTCGGATTGTTGGAATCCAGATCTGCCTCCATTTCCACGCCATCCTCAACGATTGTTAATCTCATTGTTGAATTTTTGTTATTTCTTCGGCTCCTTGCCAGCGGAATGCCATCAAAATCATGATTTACTAAAAGCCTGACATCTCTGAGAGTCTTTTCATCAATAGCTCCTGGTGCAATCGACTCTTCCCACCATCCACCGATATCTGTTTTGGCATTAAATACAACAGGCTTTCCAGCAATTGCAATGCCATCGCCTTCAGCTGCTCTTGTTTCAACAGTACCTAAAAAAGTCCTGATCTCAGTATTCTCATTCATTTGAACTATCTCCTTCCTGTGCCTGTGTGCCTGTGGCACTTGTATAGTTATTGGTTGCAATCAAAATCTCATCGCCACCGCGCTCAGGTCCAAGTGGCTCATATCCAATCATCTCGCGGTATTCGTCGCGAGTGAAAAGTCCCAGCTCTTTCGTTGCATTTATTACATTGGTTACGACAGTAAGCGGCTGATATTTAAGCTTTGCTGTGTTGGCGCTAATCTGATTACCAAAAGCTTGCATACGCGCCGTGAAAATGCCATCTGTGAGCACTTGCTCGAATTGGATAGCCCAAGGCTCCAGTCTACCTTCGTAAACTCCTTCATATCCGGCTGAATCGAATTTATTCTGAAGGAAATCCTCATTTACACCGAAATATGAGAACGCTGCGTCCCTTGTAACCTTCTGTGTATCTGCATCAACGACATAAGGCTTTGATTCAATCGGCGTATAATCGAACTTACCATCTATAAACATTACGCCGCCACTATTCTCTACGGCGAAATTCTCCTGGACAAATCTCTCACGGGCAGCCTTAATATCATCTTCTTTCATTACTTGAGCAGCTTTGAGAAGTCCTCGAACTAAAGCACTGTTTTTGATGCCACCCTTTATGCCTTGCTGCTGAGCATCCATCAATTCGGCTATAGCTCTAAATGACTTATTTGAATCGCCATAAATGTCATCTTCCATGAAGTGATTACGCATGTGGATGATTTGTGAGTACGGAATTGTATAATAATGGCTATGTCGCATCTCGAATCTGATGAATTCAACACCATCCTTCTCATACATCTTCGTGCTACGGTAATTAATTGGCCATAAAGCCTTCAACTCTCCATTCTCATCCCACTCTGGCCAGATGTAAGCATTATTTGATGAGAAATAGATCGCAGCCACCTTATAGATAAAATCATACTGAGTCATATATGGATTTGGCTTTTTAAGGACTCTTGCCACATCAGAAGTCCGATCTGTTATCGATATATTGTTTTTGTCTTTACGGATGGCAGTAAGCTCCATCTTCGCAAGATTACGCGCCAGCGCATCAATGCAAGCTACAATCGTATCGATATCCAAAAGCTCCCCGTTAAATCGCTTATAGTGCCAAGTCTCGATATTGAACGGAATTGCCTTAGATCTCTCCTTGTCAATCGATTGCTTTTTTTTGCTAAAAAGTGCCATCTGCTTCTCCTTATCCGACCATGTTCAAATAGTCATCTCTGTACTTGCAATAAATTGTATAAGCATTTAAAAAGCTCACTAGACCATCAATGCGTCTGTGAGCTTGTATCTTAATCGGCTGAATTGCTTCGTTGGTGCCTGTCTTTTTGACCGCTGTGTTCGTCAGACACCATTTAAATATTGGATTATTGTTATAATTAACTCTCTTATCTGCAAGCATGCCACCCAGCTCATTCATTGGAGCTGTCCAAGTGATTGGACCTTGTGGAACGGCTTCCATCACATCGCCAAATTCTGACTTCATCTCCTCGACCCAGTAGTTTGCAAGTGCTCTATCATATCCAACTCGCCACAGGTCAATCTTATACGTGTCGCGCATTTCAGCGAACCACCTGGTCACATCGGAATATTTGACCATATTGCCTTCACATAAGGTCAGAAGCCCTCTCTCAGACCATAATCGATATGGAGCTTCTTTTGCGTTTGTAGCTTCCAGCATGTCAACTCGCTCGCTTGGAAGGAAATAATGCTGCAACAAATAAATCTTATCTTCACCGCGCCTTCGCACCAAAATTGACGCGCATGTGAGGTCGCGCGTGCTCGATAAATCGCAGCCACCTATTCCATAAGTGTCATATAAGAGATTTGGATCAAAAACCTCTTCGTTGTTCAGCTCTTGCCATGTGAGCCAGCTGCTAGAGATAATATTTTTTATATTAAAATCTTTAGTTAGAACAGTCGGCTTATAATTTGGTGTGGACTTAGCTCTCTCAACGCTCGCCCTGAGCTTCGCCCTGGACTTGATTGTGTCGATGCCTGGATTCGCCTTGATCCATTTATCTTCTTTATCCCACTCATCTAAGCTATCAAGCTCATAAATGAATGACAGAAAATGCTCATCATTTATCTGACCATTTAGAATATTCTCAGCATACTCATAAAGCTCGTCATAAATTCCATCACGATTGAATCCGCTTGTGGTGATGGTAATAAATAAAGGCTGTTGTCTTGATTCCGCAGCCATAGCTTGCTTCATAACATCGTAAAGATTACGGTCTTTAATAGCGTGGCACTCGTCAAGAATTACCACTGAAGGATTCAAACCGTCAATTGTATTCGAATCACTCGATAGTGGCTGAAATACCCCCAGATTGTACTCGCAATACAAGTCTGATTTTCTTGATTTGATATACTTACGTAGATATGGAGATTGTTTCACCATATCACGCGCCGAATTAAAGACAATCTTCGCAGCATCGCGCTTTGTTGATACGCAATCAATCTCAGGACCGCCTTCTTTATCGCCCAGCAGTCCATAATTTCCTAAAGCTGAAAGCAGCGTACTTTTTCCATTTTTACGTCCGATTACGATAAAAACTTCTGTAAATCTTCGAAGTCCATGCTTGTCTACAATTCCATACGTTGCCTGGACGATAGCTTTTTGAAATAGCTCCAGCTTTAAGTCTCGCCCGACATGTCCCTTCGACTGTTTGCAGAAATTCTCAATAAATACAATCGGACGATTGGCCAGCACTGGGTCGAAGTGATATTTCTTATCCTTCCCCTCTTGAATATCTGTGAGCATCTTCATGGTCTTGTAGACCTTTTCGCTCACCTCAATCTCGCCTGATTGGATTTTCTTCCAGTATCGAGCGATATAGTTATATTTTTTTATCTCCATCAAAGACCGAGAAATTCGCTCATGAGGTCAGCTGGCTGTTTCTCTTCTTCCTCTGCGAGCGTGGTCAATATTTTCAAAAGTGTGGCCACGGTACCATTGGCAGCCGTTGCCGTCTTATTGTATTCGCTGATGGCCGGATTAGTATAAATATTCTGACGGCCTTTAACATATACCTTTTCTACTGTGGCACCAGTCTCATTGATTTCTTTCTCCAGATCGTTCATAATCTTCATCTGTACCTGGTACCGCTTAAAAGTCGTAACAAAGAAGAAATTCGTTGATACACCCTTTTCTTCTGCTTTTTTAACGATTAAATCTGCTTGCTCTTGCAGCGTCAGATGCTGCTCTTCTTTCTTCTTTGCCATCGCTTCTCTCCTTTCAGGCATCTGTGCGATTAAACTATTTGATTTATTAGCTTGGCCTTCTTGCCGGTCAGCTCTTCCCATCTGCTAATAATTACATCAGCATAGTGTGGATCATATTCCATCATGAAGCATCTGCGCTTCAGCTTTTCGCAAACTAAAAGCGTGGTACCTGAGCCACCAAATAAATCAAGCACATTCTCGCCTTCACGGCTCGAATTCTTAACTTGTTTCTCGATTAGCTCCAAAGGCTTCATGGTTGGATGCAAATCATCCTTTACTGGCTTATCACAAAACAACACAGTAGAGCTTTCCTTCAGGTCCTCAACAAATTGCTGATAATCTTCCAGTTTTCCATCCTTCAGATTGTCGATTGAATTGATAATCGTTGAGATATTACGCTTCTCGCTAAAGTAATGAGCTGCGCCTGGCTTCCATCCGTAAAGACATGGTTCATGTCTCCACTGGTAATCCTGTCGACCTAAAGTGAAGTGCTGTTTTACCCAGATTAAATTCTCTTTTACATCAAGACCGGACTCGATTACGGTTTTCCTAAAAATATAACCATTACTATCTGCGTGCCAAATATAGAACGCAGCTCCTTGCTTCATAACAGCTGAAGCATTGGAAAAACAGTTATATAAAAACTCTTCGAATTCACTGTCTTTCATATTGTCGTTTTCAATCTTTAGATTGTTCGCCGATTCAACATTGACGTTATAAGGTGGGTCTGTAACAAGAAGGTCGACCGTACCCCCCCTAGTAAATCAAGGACTTGCTCTATTTTGGTGGAGTCTCCGACCATTAATCTATGCTTACCCAGCTCCCAAATCTGACCAGACTTCGTGACAGTAGAATCAATCTGATCCATATATTCTTCGAAGGATTTGTCTACTATATCACTCACAGCTTCCCCATCAAGAATAGAATCATCAATTGTGAAGCCAGTTAGATCAATATTGAATCCCTCGCCATTTAATTCGTTGAGCTCCTGAGCCACAAGATCCATATCCCACTCGCCAAGCTCACCGAGTCGATTGTCTGCCAGAATATAGGCTCGGCGCTGTTGCTCTGAAAGTCCTTCAACAAATACACATGGTACTTTCTTCAGCTTCAGCTCTTTCGCAGCCATTATCCTTCCATGGCCAGCGATTACATTGAAATCCTTGTCAATCAGGCATGGTGTAAGGAATCCGAACTCCTGGATGCTATCTTTTAGCTTCTCAAGCTGTTTTTTGCCATGAATTTTCGCGTTTTTTGCATAAGGAACCAGCAATCCTACGTCTACACTCTCAATTTTTTCGATTTTACCCACTTTGCACTCTCCTTATAAGGTTACTCGCAAGTTTTTGTGTTCGATTCCGTGTTCACCACAAAAGTCCCACCCTAAAAGAGCAAAACTTTTGCTATTTTGTTACAAAAAAGTGCCAAAAACGGACATACTTCTTTAAATAGAACGAAAACCCTCAATTTTTCCAAAAAACCGTAGGTTTTTGCTGTCGAGGTACAGATAAG